CATTGACTTTCCGTCATATCACTTGTATATCTCATTGTTCTTTTATTTTACCACATTTATCTTGTGAAGACAAGTTCAAACACTTCAAAAGGTCGTTGACAGACTTTGTGATACTATCTGCTCATTGTCCAATGAAACCATTAAAAGTATTACCGGAAGAGATTGGATTTTATCCTGCTTTTAAATGGTGTTTAGTCTTACCGCTGATATTGTCCTTTTTAGCCTTGGTGATAACTGTTCCGATAATGCCTGTGCTGTCGGAGTAGCCGTTGTATCCGCATATCGCCATGATCTTGTCCATAACATCAGATATGGAAGCATATCCGCTGATGTCGTACAGATCATCGGGCATAGCAATGTCACGATCTGTGGCATATGACCTGTCATAGCAGGTGAAATTGAGCTTTGCGTTGCTGTATGAGCGGGAAGATACGTAAAACCGTGGTATATCCATACCATTTGAGCAGGTAAGTATGACCTGCGCACCTGTGGGGAAAAGTTCGGACGTATCATCATAATCGCAGGCAGGTACAGAAAAGGACAGCTGCGGAGTGATAACGCCCGAAATCCCGTAGCCGTCCACATCGTATTTTATCTGTACGTCAGCAAAGTGAGGTACATCTATACCTCCGATAGTCAGGGTATAGCTAAAGACTGTCGCCCGAGTTTATGACACCGAGCGACTGCACAGTTACATCAAAATGCCATTTCTGCCCCTTATCATACGGCTCTGCACGGTATGATGTTTTTGAAAATGATGTTGTTATATCGGTGGGAGCGGATACCGTACAGGACACGGAGCTGCCGCCCAGAGCAGCAGATATAAGCGCTGCCGTATCGGACGGCACACGCCGCAGGGATAAGCTTACCGACACCTTATCGCCCTTGTAGTCATTTACACTGTCACCGTTTATGCAGGTAAAAGCGTCATTGCCGTACTGCGGTTCGAGCTGTATATTGTAGGTTTCCAGCCACGGCAGTACATTTATATTTCCAATCCTGAAAATCATCAGCCTGTTCTCCTTTCCTTAGTTTTGCGGCTGTGTTCTGTTGACCGTGATATCGTTTCGCTGTCGATCTGCACGGTAATATTGTTTGTGGTGTCAATGGTGATATTGTCATTTTTACTGCTGCCGGAGGTCTTTGTTCCGGCGTTTTTGGCAGATGTATCGGACGCAAGATTTTCTGCCGATGAAGTCTGTGAAACGGATATTTCGCTTCGGTGCTTTTTCAGCTCCTCGTCAAATCCGTTCATGAGCTGCCTGCCAAGCTCCTGACCTTCGGCGTGTGCATCTATGCCGCCAAGGGCAATGGAAAAGCTCTTGTTGAGGTCCATATCATCAACAGCGGACTCAAATACCTCTGCAAAGCTGTCGGTAAATGTGGTCATTCTTTCGGTCAGGTCATCGGAATTGCCTATGCCTTCCATAATACCGTTGAGCATTGCGCTTCCTGCGGTCTGAGCCGCAGCAGGCAAGCTTATTTTCAGCCTCCGAGAGCTTGGACGCAGCTTCATTCTGCTCCTTTCCGTGCATTTCCAGCACCTTTTCCGCCTGCTCATCGGTAATTCCGAGAGCTGTAAGTTCTTCCTTCTTCATGGAAATTCCTCCTTTAAAAATTGGTTTTGGGTATAAAAAAAGCGCCTTAAATATTGGTTTAAGGGCTTTTTAGGCAAAATTAAAGCACCCTGTCGGTGCAAGGTGCTCATTTATGCAATTTTTTTACATACTCATATATCTCGTTATAAGGAATATGGTTATCTAATGCAGATAAATAATCTTCATATGAAATACCTAACTTTTTAGCATCTGCTCTCAACTCTTCCTCTGTAACTGGAAGAAGAGGTGCGCCGTCATCAATCATAACATGATAACATTTTTCCTTTACATACGCCAAGACATCAGCAGTTTTGAAGATTCCGTTATCCAACGCATCAACATATTCATCGTATGTAATTCCGATTTTCTCCGCAAATGCTTTCATATCATCTTCGGTTGGCAAGGGAGCAGCGTCGTCAAGTGTAACGTGATAATTTTTTTCCATTAAACTACACCAACTTTCCAGTTATAAGATTCAGCAAGCTTGCTTAAAGCAGCGTAAAAATCTCCGCCGTTGTTAGAAATAAATCTTGCCCAGAGATTTTTTAATTCAAGCGCTTCATTTGTATTTTTCCTAAGCATTTCGTTTGTAACATCAAGCCTTTTACCGTTACCGATTTGCAGCCAATATATCTTGCCATCGTGGGAAGCTGCCATCATAGTTCTTATGCTTGGGCATTCGCTTGCCGTTACAATATCCTCAATACTTAGCGGAGCATTGTTGGGGTGGTTGTGTATAACGGTGTATGCTCCCGCTCTGCCTTTGGGAATGTTGAAGCTTACAGACAAGCCATTGCTGTACTGCCTGTCCTTTATTACTCCGGATATGTTGCTTATTACTGAAACTTCCTCGGACATATGACCATAGTTATTCAGAACAGCCTCTCTTGCCGAAACATATACGGAATCACGGGCTAAAACGCTGAAAAAATCCGAGTCAAATTGCCTGAATTTATTTTTGTATTCCTTGCTTTCAAAATACTCTTTAGGTTTGAACTCAGTATTATGGTACAAATCAGAATGAAGTGTGACCGGTCGCCTTTTATCAGCCCAAACAGCCCTCTGCGAAACACTCTTTCCGAACCCCACGACCCGAACACGGGAGTTATCCCTTTGCAGGTCATTGTCACGGATAAACGCATCAAGCCTTGCCTCACGGTTTTTAAGGGTAACGGAACGCTGAGCAAACTCCCTGTCAAGCATTGCTCTGAGCTGAGGATCCTCCGCCGACTGCCTTGCACCGTCAAGCGCCGCAAGCTGTCGCTTGGAATCACGCACAGCACGTTCATAGCCACGCTGCTTTTGCGTAAGGGCATAATATTCGTCGTTCTCGTTCTTGGTGAAATCGGGCGTGTGATAGGGCGTGTCAATGCCCTCAAAGTACGGAAAAAAGTTGTGTCGGCAGTTCCAGCCGCCCAGTCCCTCTCCAGTTCCGTAGCCCGTAGCATCGTAAAAATACGGATACTTGGGGTCGCCACGCACAAGACTGTATATCTGCCCCTGCCATTCGGCGTGGGAGGGACGTGCGCCGAAGTGAGAAGAAACCTCAACATAACGGCTGCCAATCTCTTTTGCAAGGTCAAGCTGTATATCACAGCAGGACTTGTTTACCGAAGAAAGTACCGCACGCCTTACGCATACATCGGCGTTATCCCGCCTGCCGCTTGGGTATTCCACACGGGCAATGCCCTTGTCGGCAAGAGATCTCACCGCCGAATATATGGCATCGTTGTAGGAGAACGCACCCGAAATAACCTTCAGATGTGCAAGGTCCATAGCGTCCGAAAGCTGTCGGTTCGCCTCCGCCGCCATACTGTTACAGAGGTTTCTCAGCTGCCCCTTGGAGCTTTTCAGCCCCTTGGACAAAAGCTGAGAAAAAGAAGCCGAGCGGAAATACTTGTCTGTTTTCGCCCCTGTACTGTCCGGAAGCCTGCCCATAGCCGCCGCAATGCGGTAAATGTCAGCGTCCTCTTTCAGCGCCTGCTTCACCGTGTCGGTGTAAAGCTCCTTCACCTTACGCTCTCTGACTTTCAGCTGCTTTGCGATCCTGCGGTTGACCTCTTTGTAGGACAGATTAAGCTGATTTGCTTTGTATAATTCCCATTCAGCCGTGGGTGTAAGGAAATTTGCTTTCGATATCCTGCGGCATATGTCGCTGATTATCTCTTCCTGCAGCTCCTGCACTAAGTTTACCACTTCTGCGGGGAGCTTGTCAAGCTTTGCGGGAGATATCATTCAAAATCAGCTCCGTTCGGGTACATATCAGCCGTGTCATCATCGGACGGGATATTTTCCTTTGCCTCCTCCTCGCTTTCGCCGTACCATTTCGCACGGTATTCCCATTTCGCCATAATACCGTCGGAAACATCTGCACGGTCACGCTCCCGCTCCGCATTTTCATCAATGAGTGGAGACTGGTCAAAGGTCACGGAAATATCCGCCTCGGCATCTATCTTCTCATCAATGAAGCTCTTGCCGATGTACAGAAGCGATTTAACGAGGTCGTGGAGAAATTTCTCCACACGGATAAAATGCTTGTGGGCAGTCTGGATAAGCTCCTGCTTGTCGCCCGTGTATTGGGTCGCCGTAACGATAGAGCCCGCATTAAACTGATAATGCTTTGTGCCGAAGCCTACCTTGAAGCTCAGGTAATCAAGTTGAGCCTGAATGCAGTCCACATTGTCCTTTACTCTCAGATCAGGGTTGTGTTCTGTGATGAGCGGCTTTGCGCCCATGTCCTCCGCAGATGAGGTTATGTAGTAGAACAGCTGTTGGTTTACCTCATCGGGAGTTATCTTTTGCCCCATGTACTCCTCAATAAGCGATTTTGCCATAAACACCTTTTTCTGACCCAGCCAGATATCGGAGTTAAGGTTGTTGTATGCAATATCAACGCCTTTGAGGTTATCAATGGCATTTGCAAATACGGCACAGCCCATACCGTTGCTGCCCTTTATGCTGTTTACGATAGCAGGTCTGCAAACAGAGAACCACGGTATAGCCGACCTTGTGTGTATAACAGGCGGAACGCTTTCGGGAAGTTTGTCCTCTTTCAGCACACCTCCGCTCTTGTCAGCCACAAACACACGGTTTTCAATAACATACTCACCGTCCTCAAGCCTGTGTATCTCAAGGTAAATTTTATTCACACCCTTGATGCACACATCAGAGCAGAATGCCGCTTCGGTGATCGTGCCATTGTCACAGCTCAGCGGGATTATGTTTCCACCGTCAATGTAGTTAAGGTCTATCCGTGTCCTGCTGTCCGGGATAATACTGCCGTTCTCGGACACAGCCGCATTTTTCAGCCGTATTACCACTGCCGCAGTGCCTGACCACATCATGCGCTCCATAAGGTTGTTGACCTGTTCCCAGAAGTTATTGCTGCCGAAAACGCCGCCGTTCCCCGTGTCGCCCATGAGGAAACGGCTTGCACGGTCATCATCGGTCTTGATAAATGTTTTGTCGTTTATCAGGATAGCAGCCCAGTCCTCGCATACCTTTTTCGCCATTTTCATGGTGTACATATCACGGCTCCTGCGCTTGCTGCCATTGTCGAACACAATGCGGTGAAACGGCTCATTGAAGCCCCTCCACCAGTCTTCCCACATGGCAATGACATTGTAATAATCACCCGTCAGCCTGTAGCCGAATGTGCGGTTAAGGAAGTTTATTATTTCAGCGTTTATTGCTATCATCTCCCTTCATGTCAAGGTTAAGGTATTTAAGGAACGAGCTGAACGAATACTCCAGCGCATCGGCTGTATCAATATCACAAGTGCCGTTGTCAAGGCGGACATCTTCGCCGACCTTCGTATCGTCCCACACCTGCTCTTTGAGGCTGTTTATGACATTTGTGCAGTCACGGTAAACCGAGAACCGTCCTTGTGACATCAGGGTATTAAGCGCATATATACGGTCTGTGACCGCTCCCTTGTAGCTGTCCTTTACCGCAGCGCTAACGCCGTGCTGAGACATAAACGGACGGATAGTGTTTATTATCATCTGCTCGGCGCTGTCGCAGTATATGGCATAGATCGGAACGGAGGGAAAAAGGCTGTGGATAAACCTGTAGAAATCCAGCAGCTTCCTGCATACCATGTCCGTGTTGATAGTACCCCTGCTTCCCTCCACCTTATAATCCGCCAATACACATACGCTTTGAAAATTGCCGATAACAGCTGTAGCAACAAACGTGGTCTTGGACTTGTTTCCGCCGAAATCCACGCCTATGTTTATCATTCTCATAGACTTAGGGTAGCTTTCGGCAATGAATTTCTCGGGCGTGTCCGCAAATATCTGAAAGATAAGTCCCTCTGCTGCCACACGGTCGCCCAGGATATCACGCCTGTACCATACTGTCCCGGGGCAGTACTGGGAAATGACCTGCCTGCGGTTTTCCTCAGAAATGTTGATGTTGTCAAAAATGGTGAATTTCTGATAGTTGTAACCGAAGGCAAGCTTGCCCTCTGCCGCCTGCCTTGCATACAGGTCAATGTAATCCCTGTAAATAGATGCCTGCGGCTGTGAGGGGTTAAGGTCCCAGAATACCTTGCGGTCAAGCGCCGCAAGCTGTCTGTTAAAAGCCTCTTTAATGGTATTATCGTGGTGCAGATTTATCTCCGTGGCTATCCACATTCCTATAGACATACCACGGAATTTTTCATAGCTGTTCTTTTTTGCTCCGCCCACAAAAATAAGCACACGCTGTTTGTAGCCTGTGCTTTTTCCTTGGATTATGAGAGCTTCATTGCCCTTGTACTGTCCCCAGCGGCATTGCCCTCTGAAATAGTAGGCAACACCAAATCCGTTGCAGTCACCTATAACGGTCTTTGCAGTGGCAGATGTAGCTGCTGTGGCAAGGTGCAGGAAATCCCGTGACTTTTCCAGCGCACGGCAGAAGGCAATGACATTATCCACTGTCTTTCCCGCTCTGACCGCTCCCTCCGCCACGTTTATAACGCAGTCACCGCAGCGGCGGATATATGCAAGATGCTTTGGGGAAAAGTTATACGGTATTGTTTTCTTCGTCCGTATCTTCTGCCGCATTGTTTATCACCTCGTTTATTTCGCTTGTGTCCTCGATCTCGGTTTCACCTGCAGGGTGGTCGCTGTACTTATCGGGCATTCTGTTTTTCAGATACAGTCCCAGTGCAGCCATATTAGGCGGGATATGCCTTTTAACAGTGGTTTCCTGTCTTCTTCCGCCTTTGTAGGATATCTTTTTTTCGGTAAATGTTCCGCCCACCGCCGCACCGATGAGCGCCGCCTCGGCTTCGGAGTTTACGAGATCCTCGTTATCCGCAATAAAAGCCGCTACGTCGGCACGGCGTGCGGCAAAGTCACGGAGCAGCTTTCGCCGCTTTTTATCATTGGGTTGCCCATCAAAACAAGAGGAGCTTTATAAATCCCTTAAAAATCGGGTACTCCGAATACCCGATTTTCATTATCAAAAACTGAAACGTATCTCAACGCCTTTTTCATTGGACAGGAAAATCTTATCTATCATCAGCATTGCAAGCTGATTTTTTTCTTCAACGGTAAGCTCGTCCCATCTGTTAAGTGGCTCGATCAAAGGCTTTGTATTCACCTTTTTGATTTTGCGTTCCATAAGCATAAGGCTCTTTTCATACTCTGTTTTGTTGCTGTGGAGTACCTTTATCCTGTCCTGTATGTACCCGAAAAGTACCTCGTCTGCATCAGACAGCTTCTCCATCAGCTTGGCTGTTTCACTGTCGATTTTGAGTATCTCTGCCTTGAGCCTGTCCTCCTCGGTTGAAGGCTTGCTCTCGTTTTTCTTGGCGACTTCAAATTCCTCAATATGTGCTTTCATTGCCGTATAAACAGACTGTTCAACGTCCTTGACTTTCAGCTTTATCCTGCTCGAATCGCAGCCTCTTACACTGTTATATCCGCTGCAAGTGAAATAAATCCAACTATTTCCCGATTTTGGATTATGGGTATAGTCAACCTTTACAGCGTGACCGCAATATCCGCATCTTATCATTCCTGCAAGCCACGAACGGAGTACCTTTCCTTTTCTGACAGGAATCTGATGATGTGAAAACTTGTCCTGCACCGTAAGCCAAATGTCCGCATCAACAAGCCCCTCATGGTAACCGACCTTAACATATCTGTCGGTCTTGCTCCTGTAATTGTGCCAGAACAGTCCGTGCTTTCCGTCAAATGCGTCCACATCATCAATTATGCGGTAATTGTTTTTCAACAGATACTCATACACATTCTTATCTGCCCTTACATAAAGCGGATTCTTCAGAACAGCGGCAATATTGCAGGCATCAAAACCTCTTGTAACAGTTCCGTCCCCTTTCGGAGCGTCCATCGGGAGATTGTTCTCGTTTATATACAGAATAACATCTCGGAGCGATGCTTCGGGGTTTGCGTAAACATCATACATTGCTCTGACAGTTACAGCCGAATCATACGGAACAAGAACGGAACCTGTCTTGCCATTTATAGTCTGCCTCGAACTCTGATATCCGAAATATACCACACCACCCTGATAAAAGCCCGTTTCCTGTGCTTTGGTGTCATAGCTGTCTTTAACTCTTGCAGCTATTGCTTCACGCTCAAACTCAGCAAAATTCAGAAGATTGTTCCTCATCATTCTGCCCTCTTTGGTATCTGTATTGAACGGCTCGCAAAGGGATACAACGCTTACTCCCAGCTTGTCAAGCTCATCGGTGATGTTCAGATACTCACGCATATTTCTGCTGAAACGGTCGTACTTCTTCACGACTATCTTGGAAACAAGTCCCTCTCGGCAGTCCTCGAACATACGCATAAAAGCAGGTCTGTGCTTTATGTCCTTGCCCGATTTTCCGTCTTCCTCGTAAACCTTGTAAAAAGCCTCCTCTCCGACAAATCTGATACAGTCAGCGATCTGTGCAGGAATGGAAAGTGAATTGTTTCCTTTTTCCTTATCACTGACAGAACGGCGAACATAAATTGCTATATACTTATTCATTTTAAATTACCTCCGAAACGTTTTATATAAATTCAGAGGCGATTTTACGTCATATTTATTATAACATATCCGCCTCTGGATTTCAGCGCTTTAAAGCGACATCTACAAATTTATTTACGCTGTTTTCTCAGATTCGGTCTTGTCCGCTTTATCAATTCTTTTATCGGCAGCAACAAGAATGTCATAGATCTGATTGATCTTATTCTGCTTGAAACTCTCGCTCACATCTTCGGGAATGTGAGAAGTGACTTTTATACCGTTAACGGTACGTTCGATTATTCTTTCTTTCATTGGCGTTTCGCTCCTTTCGGTTTTTCTTTTGTTCTTAAAATAAAATTGCTTTTAGATTGGTGAGGTAAAAACCTTGGTTCTCCTGTGAGAATAAAAATATTTTTTAGCGGTTCTTGACGGGTTCTGTTTTATGCCGTATAATCAGCAGGGCGAAACCTCCTGCAACTGCGGAATTGCTTTTGAGTTGGTTTCGGCAGCGAAAAACAACGGCATAAAACAGGTTCGGTCAAGAAATTGCGTAGCAATAGCGTTAAGAAAAATATTTTTATTCGGGCTAACGTCAGCGGCAATAAGTATCCTTACTCCGCCGTGCTTCTCTTTCTCTCATCTCCTTTTCCATTCTCCTCTGTTCCATAATGAGCCTACGCTGTTCTTCACGTTCATCGATGAAATCAAGCTCGGCATTTCTTTCTGCTGTGGGTTCAGGCTCGGCTTTGTATGTACCGTCCTCCTGCAATTCTTTTCCTTCGTGATACATTTCTATCTGTGTGCGAAGTTCTTCCCGTTCCCTGATTCTGTCATAATCGGTTTTCAGAAATTCTTTCAAATAATCCGATGCGTTCTCAGCTGCTGCACGCATTCTTGAAGCTCTGCCCATTTCCTCGGCAAGACTGTCAATCTGTGAAATATCTCTTTCAAGCTTCATTTTCAATTCCGACAACCAGCCTTTTTGATGAGTATCCCAACCACCGATACCGCCGCTTGCAACAAGCTTCCAGTGAAGCTTCTCCAGCCGTTTCTGCTGTGCTTCATCTCTGTTTTCAATTTTGAGCAGACGAGCATATTCATCTCCAAGATAATTCAGCACTTTCAGCTGCTGCTTTTTCTCCTCGCATTTGAAATATTTGTTCACAGCAACATCTTCCATTCTGTTTGCAGTTTTCAGAACCTTTTCCATATCGTCAAGGGAATGAATATGATTGTTGTGAACGAAATTCAGAACATCGACTGTTCTTTGAAGATCTGCGTATAACGGATAATTTCTTTCGGGAGCACGATAAACCTCGTACTGCTTTTCACGAATATCGACTGCGACTTCCACCTGAAATCCTACAAATGCACTTATCTTTCTTCCCACAAATTCATTCTGCTTGTTATTTATCCTCTCCACAAGCATCTGATAAGAATATCCGAATCCCAACTTTGCAATATTACAGCCGTATTTCACATTTTTCGGCTTTGCGATAAGTCGGCTTTCGTTAGTAAATGTGTAACCGCACTCACGCATTTTTTCGATAAGTGAAGAAATATCCGTAACATCATTTTGCAGAATAAGCCTGTCTATCGTATCAGCCATTCTGACCTTCCATGAGCATTTCTTCTTCCGTGAGTCCCATTCCTTGTAGCTGATAATGCTGTTTCTCTTCGGATTTCTGATAATGTCAAGATCGTGTTCCAGACAAATTTCATCAGAACGCTTTCTGACAAAATCCAGAGTTTTTCGATTACTGTGCCAGCGTATTCCGTCAAGGTCATAAGGACAGACAGCAATATGATTATGGCAATGATCTGTATTGCTGTGTGTACTGACGATTATCGGTCTGTTCTCACCAAACACTTTTTTCGCCCATTCAACACCTATGCGATGTGCTTCTTCGGGAGAAACGGAACTGTCAAAAGATTGAGTATATGAGTGGATTCGGATATTACGCTTTCCGCTTTTTGTGGAAGTTCCGTAATTATCGAAACTCTCATCATTGTACTTTTCAAAAATTTCTTTGAAATTGTCATAAGCTGTTTCAAGATCATCACCGCAGCAGATGCCCGTGACATATTTCATTTTCTCATTTTTTTCGGGATTCAAGATGTACTTCAAATGAGCTTTCGGAGTTGTATGTATTGCCGTGTGCTTAACATAAGCCACATCACAGCACCTCGTAGGAAAGCGGTTTAAGGTGCTCGGCAATGCTTCCGCTCATTTCATTAAGATGCTTTCGCAGCTCCCTGACATCGGACAAATACACCGACCTGTTTGAATTTGCCACCATAGCGATCTGATTGATGTTGTTCCCGATACGCCTGAGATCGGAGCGAAGTCCGTAAATGTCGGCGGTGTTGTAAAGCACCACCTGACTTTTCACGGCAGATGTTCTCAAAAATCTGCTGACGTTCATTACTGCGGCAGCGGCTTTCCGCCTGATCTCAGCCGCTTCTTCCTCTGTCGCTCGGAATTTCATAATTACTGTTCTGTTCATGATACCTCCTGTCTGTATGATGTGGATATACTTATATTGGCGAAAGCCGACCGAATTTAGGTACACAAATTCTATGCTTGCTAAATCATAGCAGCCACCTCCTCCGCAAAAATCATGCGACTCTCCCGATTATCCGCAAGCGACCTGCACTTATTTGCAAAACTTGCAGATATGCTATTTTTTACGTCCGAATAAGGACTTTTTCGTGCTGTTCTGTTTCGATGCGTCCTGTTTTGCAGACTGCTTATCCTCATATTTCTGAAGCTTTGCCTTGAGATCCTCTATTTCTTTATTAAGCTTTACTATCTCATCATCTCTCTTGGCAACGTCCATATTAAGGTTAGAGATCTCCACTCTGTTTTCCTGCAGCTTTTTCCACTGTTCATTATTCTTTTCGTTGGAACACTTGATCCTTTCATTCAGCTTTTCTACCTCAGCAGTCAACTGTGCAATTTCCGATTCGTGTGCTTCGTTTTCCTCACTGCATTTTGTTTCATACTGTCTGTTAAGCCTATTTGCTTCGTACAGTTTACTCTGATACTTTGCATTTTCGTTCTTTAGCTTGGTCTTTTCGTCTGCGTATTCCTTGACCTGCTTGCTCATGAACTCTATAACGGCATCGGAATCGGCTGTTTTTGAAGCCAATTTATCACGTTCTTCCCGAAGCTGCTCATTTTCCGAAACTGTTTCTTTATAGATATTTTCCAGATAAGAATTGCGTTCTTCGAGAGCCTTGTAGGTTGCACGCTTGGGTTTCAGAAGCTCTACCGCAAAGGAATCGAGGTCAAGTACATTTCTCTCGTCCTTAGTGATATGCCCTTCCAGCTCGGCAGCATGATTTTTCATTTTGTCATATACTGCCTGATGGGTAACATTGAATTTTTTGCAAAACTCGCTTATCCTCATATTTCACCGTCCTTTTAAAGCTAATACCAACCTATCATAGAAACGATTGGTATGAAAACCGCCGCTTTCTGATACCGCTTACAATTTCAGCGTTAATATGGGGCATAATTCATACCACATTTTCAGCTTCATTTCTGCCCCATATCAACACCACATTCCGATTGACTTCAATTATCCTTTGTTCCGATCCCAATTTTTCAGCTTCAATTATGGCTGATTTTAATGCAAATACCAAAACATCGGGATATCGAAGCCACACCATTACGGAAAAAGTTATACCAACTGCGAAAAATCTCACATATTCAGAAAATCATCATCGACGTATTCTTCATTTTCATCATAATCGGCATCTGCGATATTATCGTTTTTCGAATTTTTGCTTTTTGGAGCTTCTGCAGAAATTACAGATTTCTCGGAAATGCTCTCCTGCACAATATCCGCATTTTCAAAAACTGCACTTATCTCCTCTCTCACAATTTCTCTGATGCCGTCAAAGAGATGTTTGCGCTTTTCTTCATTTTCGGAAAATGAAATAAGTGCAGCAACGATAGTTTTTGTATGGCTCATATCGGAGCTTTTCAGAATGTCATACGCCTTTCGGTGATCCGGCTTGTCAAGATTAAGCCTGAGATTTGTTGTCTTTACCATCTGCACACTTCCTCAGATTTCTCTTTGCCTGAAATTCATATCACTTTGCGTTTGCACAAATATCTGTGATGAACGTTGTGTTGGGAGGAATGGTATTGTGATTGCTCATGACGATCGCTCCGCCGCCCACCACATACAGCTTCATCAGCTTTGAATTGTACTCGTTATTGTACAATGCCGCAAGAATGTCCGAACAGTAATCGGCTGTGCAGTTCTCCATTACCTTTCTGTATTCTTCGGGAAGCTCCTGCTCTTCGTTTCTGAAAAACTTTGTGATAATGCTCTCGTCAATACCTTCGTGAAATTTATTCATGACCGCATTGCGGATTCTGAACACACACCTCTCAACTCCGAGCTTTTCGGTACGGCAGCTGTCAATGATGCACTTATGGTCAATGACCTTCAAAATGTTCATAGTGCCGTTCCCGATGTCTGCGATCATATTTACTCCGTCCATATCTCTGAGCTTGTCATAAACCGCACAATATCCCTGCGGATAAACTGAAATGCTGTCAATGTGGATATGATAGATTTTGCCGTTATATACAAACTCAACATATTCATTCTGCCTGAGATACTCGGCAAAGCTCTCACGCTGTTCCGAATACCACATAAGCGGAAGTCCCACTGCAAGATGAACGTGGCTCTCGGTAATTCCTGCAAGGGACAATTCCTGTGCAATACCGTAAAGTGTAAGGTAGTAGTTATCCATATCGGTGGTCTTGTCAGCGGTGAAAGACTTGTGATTTTCTCCGATGCAGATGTACTTTCCGTCATATTCCAGCACGTCCTTCTTGAAGGGGGGCTCATAATCATACACCTTTACGCCCGATGAGGTCACTGTGTTTGCGGTTTTGAGATTTCCGTAGCCGTGGTCGATTCCGATGATGAAAGTGTCATTGAATTTTATCATTTTCTCTATCCTCCTTGCTGTCAAGCCAATCGAAAAACTTATCTCTCTGAATAAACTTCCGACTGCCGATCTTCACAACAGGCACATCATCACGATTAAGGATATTGTAAGCCATTGTCCTTGTGAAGCCCATTGTCTGAATGTCATTTGCCGATAACAACATCGGCAATGTTTCTCTGCTGTTCATTCACAGCACCTCCGTTTCTTTTTTTAGCTCTTGGGATTTTCCCTTGAGCTTGCTCCCATTATATATCATATTTTTTCAAAATCGCCGTTTTGACCGTATTCTTTTTGTTTCATAAACTTCATTACACATATGCGTGCAAATGTTGTACAAATACGTATAATTCCGTACTTTATGTTGACGAAACGTGCAAAATGAGATATAATAAATATATAAAATTTTATTGACCGAATCCATTTGATTTTCTATGAAAGGGGCGTATTTGTTATGATAGATCTGTTTGAGTGCTGCGCAGAAATTGCCTCGGTTGGCATAATCATTGACTTTACAGAAGATACGGAAACATATATCATCGGCTCTCCTGGGGATATTAAGGCTTGGGTGTACAATGGCTGCCCAAGAAAAGCTCCGAAAGGACTTATGCGGCACAGCAACAAAATTGGCAATCTCGTCAAGGATATAAACCGACTTATGAAAGTAAAGCGTGAACTGAATGAAATTATGGAACTGAGCAGCAGGCTGTGCAATGCAGATGCTTTATGTGACGGAAACTGTAATGCTGTACTGGAAGAATTATCTGAATACTACGATGTATCCGAATACGCCAATATCGTTAAAAACTACATAATCTATTTTCTTTTCAGTAAATTCAAGCTCTGTCAGCGTGATTTCAATAAAAAAATCGGGTTGTCCGTAAAGGGCAACCACGATCGTGCGGAGAAATTTATTGACTTGTTCAAAGCGGACAGCGAGAAAATCTTTCGTCCATTCATCACCGCAAGAGCAGACGATATGTTCAGTGTTACAAAAGCTGTGAGATGTCAGACTGATATTTTTGACAGCAGTATTTACAAGATACATACCGATAACGGAAATATACGGCTGTTTGTGGCAAACGATTCGTGCATCACTCTGCTTGATACCTATGTTGATATTATGTCCGATGCAGGCAGACTTGTTACCAACTGCGAAAACTGCGGTCAGCTTATGATTACAAATCGTGCAAATGCTTCTTTGACCTGCGGACGTTCCACCTGCAAGAAAGAGCGTTTATACAAGGCTAATGATGACTACAAAAAGCGTGCTATGAAAGACCCGATAAAGGAAGCATATCTCAATTTTGACAACAAGTGCAGGAGCTACCGCAAGAAGCTCTCCGATTCTCCAGAACTGCTCGAAAAATACAACAAGACTTTTGACGAGCATAGAGAAAAAATACGAACTGTCAAGCGTGGACTGACCGTAAAAAGCAGTTCCGATGATATTGACAGTTATAACCGGATGTGTTTTGATGCTTGTCAGGATTTGCAGGATCTGGCGAAACAGTTAAAGATGAATATTGTTCACAAAAGATATTGATAATAAACATCTGTAACTTTTATTAAAATTTGAGAAAGTTAACATAAAGTTATTGGGAAAAATATAGTTAAAACTGATAAATCTTATATTTTTTACAAGCATATAATTGCAAATTTCTACAAATAAAGCAATATATTCTATTGAAATACATAATATTTTATGATATAATATAATTGAAAGGATGATGATTGCACAATGAGAATAAGAGACGGAAAACTTCTTTATCATCTGACTACTCTATCTGTTTTTGAGTCAATTGTTAAAAACGGATTATTGTCAAGAGGGAGTTTGCTTCAGAAGAAACTTCCTTTCGTTGATACTGCAAATCATGACATATTGGAAGGTCGTGAAAGACTTGACCTTGTGAATTATATTCCTTTTCATTTTCACATACATACTAACTATGATACCTATATTAAAGATCATAATCGTGATAAAGTCTTTATATATTTATGTATACACAGAGACTATGCCAAAACAAATAATTTCTCTATTCTTCCTATTCACCCAACATCAAATGAACAACCCCAAATATATTCATCATATAACGAAGGAATAACTCATATTGATTGGGATACAATGGAACTTAAGAAAACCGATATTTTCCCAAATGGAATAACTGAACGTTATCGTTGTCAAGTTAGAATGGCAGAATGCTTATCGCCCAATATTATTCCAATATCTGCATTCCAATCAATAATTGTAAAAGATGAAGCCAGCGAAAAATTTGTACACAATATTCTTGATAAATACGGAATAAAGGAAAATCCTCCGTATATTAATGTAAAACCTAATTTTTTCTAAAACGAAAGGAGGATAAGCTATGTTTAAATTTGTTACAGGAGATCTATTAAAGTCTAATGCATATGCATTAGTCAATACTGTTAATTGTGAAGGCTATATGGGAAAAGGAATTGCGTACCAGTTCAAATTACAGTTTCCCGAAATGAACAAAGATTATGTAAGCAAATGTAAAAAAAACGAGCTTATCCCAGGAAAATTACATTGTTACAATACCGGAAGCAAATTTATTATCAATTTCCCGACAAAAAACAAATGGAGGGAAAAATCAAAAATGGAATATATTACTTCTGGTTTGGATGAACTAATAAAAGTAATAAAAAACAATAATATTTCTTCTATTGCAATTCCGCCGCTTGGAAGCGGTAACGGCGGTTTAATTTGGACCGAAGTCAAAGAAATTATAATAAAAAAATTGACTGATATAAGCAAAAATGTTGATATCTATATATATGAGCCTTCCCATAATCAGATCACTGTAGCCACTTCGGAGCCACAATTGTCTTTATCTGCCTTAATCTTAATGAATATAAAATTCAGTTTATCAAAGAGCAAATTTAATAAAATATGTTTGCAAAAAACAGCGTATTTTATGAATATTCTTTCTAAAACTGAGTATTTTCACTTTAAAAAAGCCAACTATGGACCTTATGATTATTCAATAGAAGTTATATCCAAGAATATTCAAGAATATCAAAAATATCATAGTGCTTGCACTACAGAAGAAGCATATACTATACTTATGCAAAAGCTTATCAGTCAGGCTACACAGGATAAATTAAATTTTTATATTCCATTTATAAAGCAAGCAGCAACATATACAAATCACTTTGAAACAACAGAAGCCGTCGAAGGCGCTGGAACTGCACTATTTATAATTCAGCAAAATGAATGTATTGATTTACCTGGTATTATAAATCAATTTAAAGAATGGTCTGAAGATAAGGCCGCACGATTTCCTGAAGAATCAGTTGTCAGTGCTATAAATTCACTTGAAAGTTATGGTTATATAGAAAATACCTTTTTGGGATATAAGATTAAATAAAATAATCCGAGCTCACATTGAGTTCGGATTATTTTATTTAATTGCTTTCAATTTATAATAATATGCTATATATCTATTCTAATAAGTATTGATTATAAGTTATACCATATTACATTAAGTTACGCAAACAGCTCCCCGGCAGTATCCTTATAATACTCCGCCTGAGCAGTCCACAATTCCTTGTAAACGCCGTCCTTACCAAGCAGTCCATCGTGCGAACCACGCTCGGCGATACTTCCGTTATCCATAACGGTTATCTCATCACAAAAACGGCAGGAGGACAGACGGTGAGAAATATAGATAGCTGTTCTTGTTCCGACTATACCGTTGAATTTGGTGTAAATGTCATACTCTGATATGGGGTCAAGCGCAGCTGTCGGCTCATCGAGAACGATAAAAGTTGAGCCTTTGTATATCGCTCTTGCAAGGCACAGCTTCTGCGCTTCGCCGCCCGAGATCTCCACACCGTTCTCGTCAAAATCCTTATAAAGACAGGTTTCAATGCCATTCTCCATAGCTTTAAGACGGTCGCCAAGTCCTGCTCGGATAACGCAGTCAGTCACACGGTCGCTGTCATATTCCGTATCGGCGGCAACGTTCTCCGCAAGACTGAACGAAAACAGTTTGCTGTCCTGAAACACCACCGAGAAAAGCTCCATATACTCTTCGTATTTGTATTTTCTGATATCGATCCCGTTGAGCGTTATCTCACCCTCGGTGGGATCATACAGCCTGCAAAGCAGCTTCACAAGCGTGGATTTTCCGCAGCCGTTCTTGCCCACAAGAGCCATTTTCTCGCCTATCCGCCATTTCAGATTTATGTCTTTAAGAGTGTATTCCTCGCTGTCGGGATATTTGAACCAGACGTGTCTGAACTCAAATTCATACTCATTATCATCACGCTTTTCGGTGGGGATAGAGCCTTGGTATTTTTCATCGGGAATGTCGAGAAAATCGAAATACTGCTTGCAGAATGTCGGCGTTATTTTAAGCAGTCCCATTCCATCGGAAATCTCTGAAACGCCTGCGGATATCTCATTAAAATATCCCACAAATGCGATGATTTCTCCCGGAGTCAGCATTCCGTTAATCGCTCTTAACACTGCAAAGCCGTACATAAGTATCTTAGTCAGAATGTTTATGATCTGGATTATAAAATTCGGAAGCATAGCATTTTTATAGCCCCGAAGCCAGCCGTCAAGGTTTGTTTTCTGCGCCTTGTCAAGCTCCTTTTCAATAAGGCTCTGCTGTGAATACATTCTTATTTCTTTGCCGTTGCGGTAGTTATTAAGCACATAATGATTAAAAAAACCTCCTGCACGGTCTGCCATAATAACATTTTTATCATTATGTATTTTTTCAAATCCTACTATCGCTTTTGGGTTTATCACCAAGGATTTTATAAGCTCCAACGCTGTCACGATTATTGCCACCGTGATAAATCCCCAAATTGACTGTATAAAGCCGATAAAGCCATCTGTTTCGGTTGGCGTTCTGAATACGGTCGGGCTAATCAGGATAACTCCTAAAGCTACCATAAAAACTCCGCCGACAGTGTTCTTAAAATAATTGCAGAGTGCCTCTATTCCCGCAGTACGGTTTTCAGGCTGACGCCAAGCATTTGCGTACTTATTCTGCATATCCGTGCTTTCAATGTGGACATAATCCATCGTCATGACCTTTTGCCAGAGATTTTTCTGCATATTTGTGGTTTTCTTGAAGCTGTGAGAATTACTGCGCCTGAAAAGAAATCTTTGCACCACGGAAAGCAAAGCCTGAACGCCGACGACTATCGCCGCATAGATAAACAGAGTATCAACAGGCTTTGCCCCTGCAATTCCGTCAATCACAAGCGCAGAAAGAAAAACTGTCAATATATCGCCCGAAAGGTCAACGCAGTATTTTATCGTGTCTCTCGCAATATACCCCTTGTCCGCCTTATCGACAGCTTTAAGTGTTCTGCGTATTACCTCACGTTTTTCCTTTGACGTAAGGATCTTTTCGTTATTGTCACTCATTTACCTGCACCTCCTCATCATTGTAATAGCTGCTTTGAAGCTCAAAAAGCTCGGCATATTTGCCGTTTTGAGCCATAAGCTCTGCATGAGTTCCACACTCGGCGATCCCGCCGTTTTCTATCAGAATTATCCTGTCGCAAAAACGGGTCGAAGCAAGTCTGTGAGAAATAAATATGCTTGATTTTCCCTTTGAAAAATCGGCATAATTAAGATACATTTTCTGCTCTGCGATAGGGTCAAGTGCCGCCGTCGGCTCGTCAAGCAAAAGAACGGGTGCATTTTTGTACAGAGCTCTTGCAAGTGCAAGCTTCTGAGTTTCTCCGCCTGAAAGCTCCACTGCATTTTCAAAAACAGATTTTACAAGTCGGGTATTTTCCTTTTCGGGCAAGCTCATGACCTTTTCGTAGATGCCTGCCTTTTTCATACAGCTGCGGACTCTGTCAGGGTCATATTTTCCTGCTTCTGCTCCCGAAATATTTTCGGCAATAGTCACGGGCAAAATACATATATCCTGAAAAACCGCACTGAAAAGCTTAAAATATTCATCTCTGTTATAGCTGTTTACGGGCTTGCCATTCAGGAGAACTTCACCCTCGGTAGGGTCATAAAGACCGCACATAAGCTTTATAAGCGTTGTTTTTCCTGCACCGTTAAGACCCACCAGTGCAAGCCGCTCTCCCTTATGAAGCTTAAAGGAGATATTCTCAATAGTCGGCTTTTCCGCACCAACGTATTTGTAGCTTACATTTCGAAATTCGATTTCACACTCACCTGTCGGAAGCTTTTCCCCTGCTCTGCGATTTGTTTTATCCTTAATATCGAGGTATTCCCTTGAAAACGAAATATTCTCCGAAAGCCAGTTAAAACCCGAAGCCTTATCAAAAACCTCTCTTACTGCCCAACTAAATTCAGATATCGAATTAAAGTACAGCACAAAATCTCCTGCTCCGATATCCCCGTTTACAACCATATAAATAACGCAGGCATATGCGGCAAAATCTGATAAGTAAACCATCAGCACACGGACAAGGTCATGCCTGAACGACCATTCGTCCTGCTGCTCGTACCAGTTAAGACGGTTTCCGAATGACCTTGCAAACAGCTTGGCAAACCACTTATCCATGCCATAAACACGAACGTCCTTTGCGGCTGAAAAATCGCTTCCTGCGTCGCTTATGTAATTAAGCTCACGGACATATTTCTGCCAGTTGTCAGACATATTCCATATCCACTGCATTTTATGACGCTCAATATAGAAGCTTGCTATCGCAGGAACTCCGACAATTAACAGCATAACGGGACTCAGCATTGAAAGTATTCCGCCGTATGTAGCAACACGCAAAACCGCTGACAGAAATAATTTTATTGTGTTTATAGTCTGATATGATATATAATCAGAGCCTGCCCACGCCTTTTGTATGGCATCGCTATTTTTACAGCTTTCATTGTTTTCATAGTCTGTGGACATATTCTTGCGTATAATTTTTCGGGTCATATGGCAGGCAAATTTATAATCTCCGTAATATCCGCCGTAATCATAAATTTCGTGCGTGATATATTTTGTAATTTGCTCGCCGATAATAAGCAAAAGGCATATCACCGCAAGCCGGATCCTTGATGATTTTCCCAAGGCAAGCTCAACAACATATTTCCCTGTAAAGGTCGTGAAAAGCGATTCTGCGACAAGTGCTATCACCTGAGCAAAAATCAGAACAAACATTAGCGGATGGCTTTTCCATAGTTCCGCAAGAATATACCGCATATTCTCAGAGATTTTATACTTAATTTTTGCCTGCTCATTTCGGTATTTTGCCCGATCCTCTTTCTTCTTTTTCCTGTCCCATTTTGTTACCTTTACCATAATCTCACCTCGCATTCATAATACCACAAAAAAGACCGTTCGCGCCGATCTCGGAACGAACGGTCAAAATACGGCACGAATGGTACAACTAACCGCAAAGCGGCACCATTATTTCAGTGGCAAACACTCCCTCTTCATTCTGACGATTGACATAGCCGCCGTACTTTTTCGCAACTCTGTCTATTCGGAATAACCCGTAGCCGTGTTCGCCCTCTTTGGTGGAGAGATATGTATTTTTCGACTTGCGGACTTTGCCTGCGGAGTTTTGCACGGAAAGATACAGCTGTCCTTTCAGCTTGCCGATATACACACGCATAAAGCGTTCCTCTTCGGGAAGCGTGCCGCAGGCTTCGACTGCGTTATCAAGTATATTTCCAAGCATTGAACAAAGCTCAACATCGCTCATAGGCAGCTTGTCGGGAACATTCGCTTTCACGTTAAGCTTTATATTCATTTTCTCCGCAACATTCAGCTTGCTGTTTAGGATAGCGTCCGCCATAACATTGCCCGTCTTTATTACTGTGTCCACCGTGTCCAGATCGTCCGCAAGCTCATTCAGATAGTCGGACAGCTTGTCATAATTGCCCTCGGAAAGCTGTATTTTCATATTGTTGATATGGTTGCGGTAATCGTGCCGCCAACCACGCACCTGACGGTACATATTCTGTATCTCACGCACCTGCTTTTCGATAAGCTCACTCTGAAACCGCTCTATTCGGCGGTCTATCATATTGTATAGGGTGCGGCGGAAAAGAATGTACATTCCTATAATAAAAATAAATATAATAATA